ACCCATACCCCATAGGAATAACCACAGGTAGAATATCTTGAGAATCGGCGGGCTAGGAATGTTCAAGTGAGTAGATAAAGGGATAATAAATAAAAACCCGAACGTTGTTGGTAGGTAGAACCAATGTCTGTATCTTGTGGCAAAAGCACACCACGCACGGACAACAAAATTCAGACGCTCAAAATGTGCCATCCGGATATGGCAACCCTCGCAGTGTTTTTTAACCCACTCTTTTGAGGTATTCCACATAGTTTCCACAAAAACATCCATAACCAAAAGGATAGTGGAAGCCGCCAAAAAGCATATCAGACCTTTACCAAGCCAGGAACTATTCTCGTAGACACGATGCATAATAGTTCCTGATATATTAAGGTGGACAAGCATCAGGACAATTACGGAAAGTCCGTAACTAACCCGTAACGCTCGAATTAAAAGGACATTCTGCTTTCGGATCCAATAACGTTGCGACATTTTGGACATATCAAACTCCAACGATAATAATATTCTTCACGTTTACAAATCCCGTATTCTTATGTTATAATATCAATTACCTTAATTATAACATTCATTATTACGATAGGCAAATAAAAAAAAAAAAAACTGGCAAGCCTAAACTTGCCAGTTTGTGTCCATCACAGAGAGATAAGGAGTAAACACGGCTATTAACCACCGCGAAGCGTATTATACGCCGACAATAAATTTTCCACAAGCTCCTGCATAATATAAGCCTCAATTTCCGGCGAAAACTTGTCTTCACTCATCCAAATTCCAATTTCCTGCTTAATGTGCGTCGCTTCGTGAACTAACAAAGGGATATCTACTGTTGGATTTTTACTAGGAATTAACCATACAATACAGACGCAATCTATAACAGTTTGCCCGTTATAATCCTTTGTTAAGGTAAGCGTCTGAGTGTGCGCCGCCGCAGGTTTAGTAGGAAGATTCTCAAAAGGTATATCCAATTTTTTGAACAACTTCTTGCATTGCTTGAGTGTTTCCACATAAGCGTACTTGATATTACTCAACGGAGCTTTGTAAATCTGAACCATTACCAATCCTTTGTTTTACAGTCTGCGGCATACGCAACAACGGAAACCATGCCACGTCATAATTCGGGTCAAAAGTACCAATACGGGCTACGCCGTATTTTGACACTACAATCATTTTCGTATTGAGCGGCGGCGGCACTAAGGCCGCATCGTAACATTCAAATTCGCCCACACAGTGCGTATGCGTACTTCCGCTTGATTGCTTAATCTTCATATTTACCATCTTTAATCCAAGTCTCAATGTAATATTTAAACCAACTTTCAAAATCTTCTTGGTCCACAGTAACGCGTCGCAGAACCTGCTTCATAAGCGTAACAGGCAAAAACGCTTCCATCACGAAGTTCCACTTACGCTTACCGTTCTGGCGATACATCACAATAGGAACACCGCCAAACTCTTCGGACGCCGTAACACATTGCTTCCACCACGCGTTAACCTGAAGCGTCTCTTGGCGTTTGACCTCGATACACAACCCAAACGGATTTGTAATATCGGATCCACCAACAGCTGACTGGTTCTGGTTACGTTGGAACAAAGGTTTCAGGGGTGCTTTGTAACCACAAGCAGCGAGTATCGGCAACGTCAAGTTTTCTAACAACTGACAAATTTCACGTTCGCCCGCCTGTCCTTTGGCACGAATATTAATTCCCATTTTGTTCTCCGTAATGAACTGGAAAGCATTCGAGGGCGCGGTCAATAGACTCACGCGCTTCTCGCAAGTCCTGAAATGCGTTTTTATGTCCACGTTGGCCGCAAGCCAAGAGTTTCTTGATTGCGTGTTGAATGGCTGGGTCACGAACGTCGAACATAATCAGTACGTCATAAACGTCTAAGGACGTTAACCCTTTCGGAATTGGTTTTGCGTATTTGTTCATAATTACTCCTGTTTTGGTTGGATTAGATAATTGGGCGTTATGACCCAAAGTTAAAATAACTTATAATGTCCCGAATCAAATCTGCGGGAATAGATGACCGAAGAATTTTTCTATTGTTTTTAATCTGTTTCATTCGAAATGCAGCCTTATTCGCATTTTTCAGTCTCATTTCCACATTTGACGCGAATCCCGTTCTTTTAAGTGGGAACTCATCGCTGTACGCTGAATAACAAGCCTTACTCTTTACGAAATCCAGACCGTTACGCTTCATTCTTTCAAACAGCATTGATGTTTGTGGGTTTTCAATAACGAACGGAATTTCTAAAACTTTCACAATCTCGCAAACAAATAGTGCGGTTAAATCGCCATTGATTCCAGACTTCTGGTATCTTAAATAGGTGTCATGAAGTTCAGGCGCGTTTCGCTTTACTAACTTACTTATTGATGAGTAATTGAGCGTTTTCCAATTTTCAAAAGTCCTAAGTTGCAATGTTTCTTTATCTCGATATGCGTTCCCACCTGGAACTGCTGTTGCGAAGCTCCAAGATTCGCACGGTGGGCTTGCCATCAGCAGGTCGAATGGATTTTTTTTGTGTATATCGACCAGCTTTTTAATATTTTTCAGGTCTGACAAATCCATCACAATATCGGCGTTGCCGATTCCTACTGATACGACCTCGTGGTCTGGTAGTGCCTTTTTTACACTGCCGTTCCCATCGTCAAATAAAGCTAAAATTCTAATTTTCTTTGTCATAACCACAATTAGTAAGAGTTTGGTATTATAGGGCGGCGGCGTGAGGATTACAAGTAATGGAATTGTAAAGTTGGTGTCGAAAAATAACAACGCCGTGTATTTTGGCGAAGAGGATTGGTGATAATATTTCGAGGGTGAATTTTGATAGAGGGAGATGTGTTGTTGGTAGATGTAATAGAAAGTAGACCTATTTCCGAATTTTGAGACGGCTGGGTGGGGGTAATAAGGCGCGGCGGTTACTCACATATGTAACTATACCCCCCGCCATAGTACCGCGCGTTACTATAACGGCTGGCACATATACCCGCGCTCCTACACGCTCGCTTGTAACACTGTTTATTGTAATGCACGTTATTATAACAAATAAAAAAAATTACCGCTTGCATATTATTGCAAGCGGTATATTAACTTAAATAATAGTATATGCTTTGCCGTATAGCTCAACAGTAATAGTTAACCCTGTAATAGTTGCATTAATGGCGTGCAAAACCGTTAACATGTTATTAATATGCCATGCGGGTTTACCAACATAATGCTCATGTAATTGCTTACCAAGTGCATTGTTACTATGGTTAATATTAGTAATAATACAATTACAGGTTTTACAGTGTGGTTTGCCACAATTACAGGCGGTTACTGTTGCTTGAGTTATTACTTTGTTAGTAATAGTTTGCATGGCTATGCCTAATTAATAGGCGTGTAACCGTTAAACAGGCCTGTGCTACGTAGGTATTTTTTAACCTCTTTTAACGTTGGTAATGCTTGGCACTGCTCAAAAATATAGCAAGTAATGCATTTAATGCAATTATGCACATTGTTACTATTGCAAAATACCTCAATATTTGCTAACGGGCAAAGCTCCACCGCCTTTGCCAGCATAGTAAATTTGCCACGCTCAAACATTGCGCCAAACTCGTTGCTTGTAGCCCGTTTGTAATAGTTAAGGTAAGCCTCAACAGCATATAACGCTACGTTAACTAATGGCTTGGTTTTTAAACCCTCAATATAGCCAAAAATGGCTTTATGCGCGTAATAACCCTCGCTCGCACGCTCTTTTATAGCAGCGAGTATGGCCTTAGCTATTGCAGTATATAACTGCATTGTTGAGTAATTGCACATATTGCTTACACGGTAAACGCTAAAATGGCACACGTTTTGGCAAACAGCAAGCCTGAGCTCCTTAAACTCGGCTTTACCCTCAAAATGCGCCTCAGCAACGTTGTAAACCTCACAATTGTTTAATAACTCAATGGCTAAGCCTGCTACATAATTTTTAAAGTTTTGCATTTTTATTAACCTTTTAATAATATGTTGTTTGGGTATTGCACGGGCGGTTTACCCGTGCAATTTATTAATATGTTATTTAACGTTTAAGCCGTTAAATTTACGCCAGCGGTAAAACTCAATTTGCGTATTAGTAGCGTTTGCGCCTTGCATGGCCTCGCTTGCCATTACCTCTTTAAGTGTAGGTACTTTGCCGGTAGCTTTGTAAAGCTCCTCGCACGCTTGCCAAACCGCCATACATTTACCGGCACGCATTGGGGCTTTAATACCGTTTTGCACTTTGGCCTCTTGTTTTTGCGGTTTTGCAGGTTGCTCAACGGGTGCGGGCAAAAGGTTTGCAACATTAGGCACGTTTAAAAGCTCGGTTACGGCTTTTTGCTCCTTTGCACGGGTTGCACGGGTTGTTTTTGCGGTTTTAGTTAATGTAACAGCCATTTTTAATACTCCTAGTTAGTTTTAAAGTTAAGGCGTTTTGCCTTTTTGCGTTTTAGGCGGTTTATTGCTTACTGCCTATGCTTTGCATTATACAGCCTCTTTTGTTAAATGGCGTTAAGGTTTATAAATATTGTGTAAACAATAAAAAGTAATTGGGCATTAAAAAAGCTATTATATGTAAAGCGCGTAAATACATTATATTTAGCCAAAATGCAAGCAATTTTACACTTTAGCCATGTAAAACTTACTTTACACTACCTTTACATTTTGTTAACGCACATCTACTTAGATTAACATTACCATACTAATTGCTTTTGGCAATGGTAACACGCAAACAATAGCGTCCGTCTATTGCACATGGTATCGTAACTTTGGTAATGGTTACTAAGGGTATTATTGCGCCTGTATAGTTACTATTGTGATTATTAAGGTAGTTATAACCAAATAACCGCCCAAAAGGAGCGAGTGAGCTATCTGCATTTACACAGAAAAACGCCGAAAGCCCTGCAAATAAATCGCGAAAGCCGTACAAAAATCGCGACAGCCCTGTGTATAAAAACGCCGAAAGCCCTTTTACGCGCGGCAAACGACACACCAGCACCCAAAGGCACGGCAAAACCGCCAGCAACCCGCCAAATTTCGCCCACAAGCCCTATTTGAGCCGTTGCTAACCCTAACCCACGTTAAACGGCTAAACGCCAGCATACGCTAAAATTAACCCATTACAGCAAAGGTCTTAAAATGAAACTAAAAACTACTAAATACACGATTAACTTCCCAGAAAACAATCTACCGTCAGCAATCCACGACAACTATTACACCGTAAAGTCTCGTTCTGCTGACCCAATAGCTCGCCGTATCTCTATCCCAAGCTACTACATCCGGGATTGCTGCTGCTTTACTGATATTAAACGTCGAGAAGCTAAGCGAGTCCTTGACCGTTTCCTTGACCAGTTCTTTATCTAATTATCCTACACCTCATATCCAACACCAGCTAGACAAATCCAATAGACTAGCTGGTGTTTGTGTTTATTCCGAACATCTATATCTATCACATCATTCCTTTCTATTCCGAAATCCTCTTCAGAACCACTTTCCGATTCCAGTTCCGAAGCAAACAGTCAAAATAAATTTCCGATTCAATTCGGAACCAGTTCGCTACCAAATAAAACTGATTTCGGAACCAAATCGGAAACTCGTCGCTACCTATCAACAGTCATAACCACAAAGGAAGCCATCAACCATCACTATCGGCATCGCCCGCAGACCCAATCTCCACTACCCAGTCCAAAGACCGAGTCCTCCCACTCACTGCCAATCCCAATAGTTCCTATCGTCTTCTTGTTCCTGACGTTGTTCCTCATAGAACTTACGTCTTGCTTCAATTTCTGCTTCCTCTTCCTCGTCTCTTTCACCAGTAAATAACCATGCATCGTAGTCCATTTCCTATCTCCTAATATAACCACAGGCTAACCGCCTGCCACAACCAAACTATACCCTACATCTTAGACTCATACAACCACTTTTACGCTTCCTTAACCGTTCCAACTTTCCGACCTAGTCCTAACTACACTAGCTACCAATCACCGCTGACCAATAACTCATTTGGCATACTGACTTGCAAATGGCATAACCGAATTTGTAATGCTAACTCAAGTTACATTAAGAAATTGGGGTAACAGGTAATCAATTTACAAAAAGCATTATTTTTTGTCGGGGTAACAAATAATACCCAAAAAATTGCGTTTACTTAATAATTAGTAAAAAGGAGTGTTTATGTTGAGGGCTTAATGTTAATATGTTAATGTGTTAAAATACCCCTAGTTAATACCCCAATAAAGTAATAAATAATAATATATATATTATAT